CCTCTCCGAAGAGTCTTGCCACTCAAGCCCTTACACAACTGCTTCATAGAAGCTGTGCAAGGGCCTGTCACACTCTGTGTCCCAAGCAAGACCCATTTGCTTAGGTTTGGCCAACAGAATGTGGAAATGAAGCATCTCTTCCTCCCAGAGTTCCTGCGTGGTAGGTATAATTCCCCACGCACGCCAGAAACTCACACGAGAAACTTGAGACACTTCATATGGTCGGAAGGTCATGGTAATGACATCGAGAGACAAATGGTCGGTTAGAGACTTGCCACGCAATTCAGGGCCCAGAATATACTCGTACCCAAGGTCGGCAACATTCCAATTTGCTTTAGACCACTTCAAACGTGTCTTCAATGGAATTTTTGCACCAACGTCAACTAGGACGGATTGTGCCAACCTCTGATATAATGGGATCCCCCTCGTCATGGCCGCAAGACTCATAGTTTTAGCAACTAATAACTTGGCTTGCTGCTCAGCGCTCTCGGTGAATTTGGTTCCTCCGAACAATTTAAAAATGGTTGATTTAGGTTCGCCTGTCATCCTGAATTTATTGGGCATGTATTCCACCGGCCTTTGACGGCAGAAAACAACTTCTTCAGGAATCAAAGCACGATTAGTAAGATTCAGCTCAAACCCTCTCATTTCATACCAAGGAATAATGTCAGACAACAAATGTTCATCATCACCCTCAATGAAGATAAGCATGTCGTCGCCATTATCCAAGATATCAAAATGCTGCAATGCATGTGAAGTGGCATAATCCAAAAATAATGCCACACATGAGAGACAAGCAACAAACGAAGTGTTGGCATCTCCAGAACAATGTCGTCCATAAATGACATAATTGTAAAATTTGCTTTTAACACGTGCAGAAACCATTCTTTTCAAGATATTATCAAGTTCGTGAAAATCTTTGCCTCTAAAGAACTTAGTGGCAAATTTTCTTTCCATCCACTTGACACACTTGCTCACGTGCATTTCAAACCTTTTCATGTCCATGGACCACACTATAGGGTTCCGGAAACCTTTTCGTTTCTTAATTATCAAGTTTGCTATTTCTCCCATATTTCGTGTTTTTGAATAAAGTGGTGTCTCTGTCGCAAAACCCCACGACAGCTTACCAGTAAGTCTGTATAGGGCATGTTCTAATGGCATGAGAAAACGCATTTGATTCAAAATCCACTTATATGAACGATGATTAATCATCCTCGGAGCTGAAAACTTAGTCGTGCGCAACGACTCCATAGAGAGTAGTCCTTCCTGTTGTTTCTTCATGAATCCTTGGGCATCAGCATCTTTTGCCCTCAAGCCTTCTCGCATAATATCCTCATAGGCCATTTTGTACCTGCGATATTGACGGCTCCTACCAACGTAGTGAGAAAGAACTTCATGAAAAGTCAACGAGTGGAGAACTCCCCAACCAGATTCGCCGACAAACTGAACCATTTTCCTAAGAGTATGTCGGTAACTTTCGAACGATGAACCGGGGACCGTGCCGATCAAACGTTCACGAACTGCTGCTAGATGATCCAATGGCGACTCTTCATAAACATAAGGCGAATAAGTGCCAAGTCCAGTTAAACATGGTTTATAGATCACCGTATAGGACTTTGGTGGGCCCAAATACTGAAAGTTGTTGCGCAACACACTACAACCTTCAGCAATTGGCAGGTATGACCGACAGCAAACGGTCAAACACCTGTAGGACACTGGGCCCTTCAGTGAAAAAGGGTTCCCGGGATGGTCTGTAAGGATACAGCCCGGTCAAACCAACTTTCACGAGACAGCCTCTGGTAAAAGGCGTCCCACATCCAGTTCTTAATCCTGCCATCTCTGTCATCGACAACAGCCCCACAGAACAAACGGGAGCCACGGACAGAGTTGAACAGGATTTCAGTGGAAAGGGACTCCGATCCAGGTTTCGGTTTCGGAGCTTGACAAGCTAACAACATGATTGAATAAGGAACATCAGCGTCAATGGCATCTTGTTCACATGCCTTATAACGGAGTTTTGGTGAATCAACCTTGTTAAGGTACCTGTCAACAAAATGTTTCACAGTAGTCACAATGACGTAACCGAGAAACGTGACAAAACACCAAGCAAAAATGTCTCTTGGATCAAAACCATATGGGCATTTAACAAACCACGTGTTGTACAGATAAGTATCAGTACAGGCAAATGGCACTAAATTCCTCGTATGAACAAGGAAAACCTCAAAAAGAAACATTATGCTCAGAGCAAGCCACATCAGAAACCGCGTGGGAGAGGTTGCATTGCGAAGAACGTTCCGAAGTCTACGATTTACACGTAATCCCAAACGCGCGTTCTCATTTACGTAACGGTCGATGGTATAAGGGTCATAACGTGCAGCAAGCTTCAGCCGAATCCTCACAAGTTCGTCCTCCGTCTCCTGCCATTCGCGAAGCCGCTTTACTCCTTTAGTGAAATCGTCGACATCATCAACGAAAACATCATAAGGACGACGGGTAGCGGTCGCCTGGCCCAAGGTGACAATTTGGGTCTCCTTCTTAGGGGCATTGTCAACCTTAGAGACAGTCCCACTCCCAGAAAAATCCTGTTTTCCCGGGGGAGGGGCAATCTTCTCTGACTTACCATGAACTGCATCTTTATGAGCAAAAAGTGCATCTCGGTCAGAGAAGAGGGCTTCACAAGTGAAGCACTTAAGGAGCCTAGATCTCCCACCAGCCGCAGCAGGAGATTTCGGCGAATAAGGACGACGGTCGTTGCGTTGACGACCATCTCCTCGACGGACATTTCGTAACGCACCATCACTGGGTTTGTGATGGGGCAGATTGGTACTGGTTTTTGCTCTACCGGCTGATGCGGAGGAAACTCCATTGACTTGAACACCCGTCGCAGGAGTAACCACAACACCAGTAAGTGACCGGTTCTCAGGTTCCATGTGATTGTTGTCATTATTGCCAGAAACTTCAACAGCCACTCCCTGAGACAAAACACCAGACTGAGGGCTTTGAGGAAGATTATCCATTTCTCCCTTCCCCCCGTTCTTTGAATTGTCGTTGACAAATTTAAATACAACCATAAACGGCTTGTCGTGCCATAAACAGAGGTGCGAGACATCGTGCAGTCCCGCAGGATATACGTCACACACTATAGACGCTCCTTTTTCGCAGCTATAAGAAGAAACTGCCAGGCTGGATTTGATCTACTTTAACAAAAGCAGAGCCCGGACTGTCCCCCTTGAGGGGGGGGCACAAATTCCCTGACGCACAGTCCGTACGCTACAGACATGAACAACAACTGCCCTACATCCATGTTCTGCTCCACGAGCATATGCATGTTTACGTGATACAGTTGAAGCAACTTCAACCAAGTCAGGGATCAATCAGAACGAAAGCATGGGTAGCCGGTTACCACTTACCCATGGTGCTCGGTGTAGTTCGAGCACGTTGGGATAAAACGGGGGCATCACCC